CCATACTGGCTAATTTCATGAAGCGGCGGACCTCGCCTTCAGTTAGTAGGGTCTTGCGAGCCATTGTATATCTCCTTAAAATGGTAAATCTCAAAGGTAAATAGTTGCTTTATTTGATAAATACCTTAAAAAAGTAAAGTAGAAGCATCCGGGTTATCTTTTAATTTGTTTAATGCTTTGGTTTCTATTTGTTTAACCCTCGCAAAGGAGATACCTAGACGTTTCGCTACTTCTCTCAATGTCATTGCACCATGTTCGTAAATGGAAATTAAACAACAGTTATAATCTTCTTCAAAATCCACCCACAATCGACAATCTGCTACGTCACATCTTTTCTTTGTATTGATACATTCTCGCGAGCATTTTAATAAATTTTCTTTCATTTGAGATCCGGGAACTCCTCAGCCAACACATCAAAAATGCTGTCTACTTCATCATCGTCTAACGCAAAATCACGTACCATTTCATCTCCCTTCTTTTTTAATGTTCTCGATTTTCTTTTACGGCTTTCGCCCATTTCTTTCACTTCATCAATATAGCTCTGCAATCGCTCATCTCCTCTAATATAGCCAGTGATAATATGGCGAAAAAAAGCTGCTTGAGTGAGACCATCGTGCCGGCAACGTATTATTAGTTGTGCTTGGCGATGATCATTATCCCAAAAGGCGATTTGTTTAGTGAGATTACCGTAGTCGATCTCACTCGACATCGGTTGGCTTTTCCTCAGCCTTCTGGGTGACCTTGCGAGAGCGCTTGTTCTTGGGCACTTTTTCTTGTAAGCCAGATTCTTCCGCAACGTCCGGATAAAGTTCTTTTTGGGCCATGGCCTGCTGGCGCGCCTTTATAGTTTCCAATCTCTTTTGACGGGCCATCTCCTTTTTTAAGGTGGGAGATCTTTCCGGAGTTATAGTTAAGGGCTCTTCCGGCGGTGGGGACGCCGGGGTGGCAGGCGGCGCTGGTGCTGGTGAAGGTGCCGGCTGCTGTTGTTGTGCGAAGTGCTTGCCAAAATGTTGTTGAAGAGTTCTCATTGCATTTTCGTTTTCAGCCAATATCTTGGTGTGCTTGATAATCTCCTCTGACCATGCCGAATGATCGGGCATCGCCGTGGGGTTCTTAAATAAGAGTTCTAGGGCTGCATAAGCTTCAAGGGCTCTTCCTTTCAATTGTAAAACTGCGGCCTCATATAAGTATTTTGACATTGTTTATCTTTTCTCCTTTTCAACGAAATTCTTTATATTTTCAATAGTGTACCATGTAGTCTTATCCGGCTTTTTAGGTTCCGGCATTAGTTTAACATCTGGTTGGGTGGGTCCTGCATTGACCACCGAAATGGTGGGGACACCTCGGAACTCGAGTTGTTTTTGAATCTGAGGATAGTCTCCAATGTTAAAGGCAAAGAAGTGAACGTCGGGAAATGCCTCGGATACTTCTTCGTAACGCTCTTTTAGCTTGTGACAAAAGTGACAACCATTCGAATAGAACTTAATCACACATGTTGCTTCCTCTGTAATCTTACCCTTTAAGATGTTTTGAAGGGAAGATTTTGATAATCGTTTAATTTTCATTTATTTTCCTCCATAAATGTTTTTGTCTTGTCTATACATTCGGGACAAAACAAAGAGACAGTCCCCTTTACGTCCCTAACAACGACTGACCATGATTGTACCATGGCCTTGTCTTGCTTGTCAAACGCTTTTTTACAAGTGTTGCATTTTTCTGGGAGGCTGTTAAACTGGAAAATTTTATCCGAGATTTTTTGCTCATCCTTCGACATCTTCTTTTTTTGTGCTCTTTTCTGGGCGCGATTCATTATAATACCCCAAGCTGGGGAAAATCTAAATAGGCATTCCGCAAACCTTCGCGGAATACTGCCACGGCTGACGGGAAGGGAGCACTATTCTCACCATTCCCAAACTTTAGGCGCCCCTTAACAAAGTATAATTGATGTGCTTTTAATACATAATCATGCCAATACTTTGTGTCTGTGCGGGAGGGAATCAATACAACCACCGTGGTGTTCTTCTTGCGTGATTCCTTGTATGCCTTCTCAATCCAATCTTTAATGGCGCGCCCATAGGGAGGATTCATAAAAACAACATGCCCTCCCCAGTCCTGTTCCAGTCCATCATCTTTGTCTGTAAAGTGCTTGGCTACCTTATAATTCGAGGCGTTCGCACACGGATCTAATGTAAAGGGGCCGAACAAGTCATTTAGCTTGTCGAAAAAATGTTGTGGAGTAGCCCACTCCTTTGATTTCGAGCTAAACATTGTTTGTTGGGTGTTTTTATCCATTATTAATACTCTCCTTGAATAAATCTTTTCCTTTGGGATTGACATCGAATAAAATATAATCTCTACCCCATCTTACAGCGCTTCTACCTAGTGTACCGCTGCCAGCGTAAATATCCAAAACTATATCTCCCTGGTTACTAAACATTTTAACTATTCGATCTAACAATTTGACTGGCTTTTGAGTGGCATAATCTAGCTTCTCTGAAGCTTGAACGTTGTTAATATCAGCCCATACATCGCGAACGGGGATGCCTTCCATTTCTTCCAAGTATCTCTTAATCCTGGGGATTCCTTTTTTGTTATACGCAAGTCGATTATCGGCGTCAAGATTTTTCATCTTTTCCAGAGAAACGTACCATTGTTTAAAATGTCCTTTCCATTCGTATCTCAAATTTGGACGTGGATTGATATGGGGCTGCGAATTATGAATAGCGGTTGTCACGTATTCCAGTGCAGTGTGCTCACAAGTTTTTACCGAAGAAGACTTTTTGTATTTATCATCATAAGGTAAATAAATAGGATTAAACACTGACTTATTAGACATCTTATAACAAATAATCGTATCATGAAACCGATTCATCTTTTTCTTATTCTTGGCGTTCCCTCCTGTAACCCACACCACTTCATTAACAAACTTCTTCTCCCCGAATATATCATCAAGCAACAACCGCACATGATGGCTTATTGTAGGATCTACGTGAACCACAATATTGCCCGTGGATCGTAGAACTCTTTTACACTCTTGTATGCGAGGCCTTAAAAAATCCTCGCGGTATGACTTCATCGAAGGATATTGATCTTTAAAATCACTAAAATCTCTGCCCGTGTTAAAGGGAGGATCAAAATAAACCAAATCCACTGACTGGTCTTCCAACTCTGCTAGTAATTGTAAGTTATCACCCACTTTAAAGGTACTATTCATTAAGTTTCCTTCTCAGAATTTTCTCCCTCACTTCGCGAATCACAGCGGCTGCTGGGCGTGACCGCCACTTTCTCACAATCTTGAGAGGCACACGACCTACTAAAAACCCTGGCTTCTTGGGATCGTGAAGCTCCTCACTGGGAATTGCTATTAAATCCTCGGAAGAAAAGCTGGTGGTGATGTCTTCGGGGCTAGTAAAAATTATCACATCAAATTCTCCGACTTGATATCTCACTTGGCCATTGTGAGCTTTGTCGCTATTATTTCCACTGGTGCGTCTAGTCTGCTCCATGTGCCATCGGTTGCCTTCGTTTTTACCAGCCCGATATTTAGCTTGCGTTGTCATTCCACTAACGGGTTCTATCAAATCCCACCCAGAGCAATTGTGATCTAACTCACCAAATTGCTCTTCAGTCATTTCTTCGTGTCTCAAGACAGCCCACTTTCCACCACTACAATCTGCATTAAGCCATTCCTGAACAACATATTCATTAGCATGTTGGCGTATTTTTCCTAGCTCGCGAGTGTTACGTCCTTTGACAAGGTTGCGATGGGCCTTCAAAATTGATTCACCCCAGCTTATCTTAGTCTTCATCTGTACTTCCTAAGGCACCATCGCCTCTGTCGCTAATCGTAATGGGGTCATCATATAATTGGCCGGCCATATTTTCGACTGGGCGAAAGTGGACCACGGGAACCATAACTAGTTGTGCGATCTTTTCGTAAGGTTTGATGATTTGTAGTTGTTTGCCAATATTATGTAAGTTCACAAATACTTCACCATCATAACCCGAGTCGACCACGCATGCTCCCACAATGAGACTGCGCTTTGCCGCCACACTGGAGCGATTTTTTACTTCAAGCATATAGCTGTGTGGTACACCAAATCGTAGACCTGTTGGAATAACAGCGCCTTCCCCAGGATGGATAGTTAGCTTCTTGGCTAAGTCTTTCTCCGCGGGGGAGTAAAATACGTCTAGTCCCGCATCCGATGGGTTAGCCCTTTCGGGGGGCTTAGCCATCGGACGACACAAAGCATATTCAACGATCACTGTTCAGTCTTTCCCGTGATCATATTAAAGTTATCGACAACTTCATCAATGTTGTACTTGCCCTTATATAAGCGAAAGGCCTTCACTGCCGCACGAATCTCGTCGGTGCTTAGCCAGCCGTTT